GCACTAGTGGAAGCTGCCAAGATTTTACTACCATTTTCTAACTCCAATGAACCTTTGTTCCATGATATAATTCCTTGCTGCATCCATTTAGGAAGATTTTCATATGCAGTTTGTAATCTACCCAGTAAGTCTCTGGCAGTTGCTGCTTTGTTAGCAAGAATACCTATATTTACATTGTCATTAAAGACAGCATAATGTAATAAGTATGATACCGAAGTTGTAGACTTACCAGTCTGACGAGGCATCTTACAAATATTAAATCTATTTGCGTGAAAATTTTCTATTAATTTTTCTTGAAAATCATAAGGTCGAAAAGGAACTAATCCTTCATCCAAACTAACGATCTTTACATAATTTTTTGCAAAGTATACTGGATCATTTTTACATGCCATGAACTCAAGAATTTGCTCTTTCGTAAATTCTTGTTGAACATTTGCTTTTTTTAGAAGGGGATTACCAAGATATACTTCTTCAATGGCCATGATTTATTCAGGTATTTGTATTATAGGTTCAGATGGATTGTAATCGGATATCTGATAGTTCCAAAGTTTACTACCAGGATAAACCTTTTGAAGTTGAGTTAGAACCTCTTTTCTAGAAGGTTTCTTCAATTGAGGGAAAAACATCTGTAACATGTAATTCTTTCCTCTCCATCTTAAGTATGTATCAACAACTTGACCATTCCTTCTTAAGGGCAGTTTCTGTGCTTCTTCTATATTTTCCCATTCGATATTATTTTTAGGAGAAACAATTGGATCTGGAGTAATTAGATCAGTGAATTCATAGTCTGTTGGTTTGAACTCATCTTTCCAATTAGATGTGTCTATATTTTCATTTACTTCAAACTCAATAACCTTATCACCAACCTTTACTTCATGTTCTGCAAACCAACCTCTATTAACTTCTAGTGCATAAAGAACATCTCCTTCAGATGGTACTGGAAGAATATTATATGGATTCAATTCTTTAATACTTTCTATAGTGCCGTCTTCTTTAATGTATGCTATATCTAAAGGAATTTTAGTATCCTTCATATGGAAGAATCTTTGTCCAACTTCTTCAAATATAAAAAGCATTCCACTATCTTCTTCCAAACTTTCTCTGAACATGAGACCCAACTTAAACTTTGTTGGGGTGTTTGGAACTTCTATATTGAGTGGAAGATTAACAGTTAAATTCATTGTAGAACACAGGTCTCCAACAATATTTATCAGACCCAACGTGTTGCAACTATTTCTACATTATTATTTACATCTCTTTTTTGAGATTCTAACTCGAACCCCTCTCTTTTCATTTCTCTTGCTATCAATTCTATGGCATATTCTTGAGTAATTTTCTCAACCATTCTTTGCGGTGGAGTTGCATACTTCCATGTCTGAATATCAGTTACCAACTCATAGTTTCTAGTTTCCCTATTTAAACGAAAACCAATATCAGTTCCTAATGTGATATCACATCTTACTTTCGCATGATCATGACCAACAGGATTTTCTAGTTCCTGATTAACATCTACAGGAAGTCCCATTGTTAGTAATGCCTTTAGTAAGATATCTTTTTCTCTTAATTTAGTCTTGATGGTGCTGAAGTGTGACATTTTCTTGTGTAGTATTAGTTTGGTAGAATTCTGGTTTCTTTTCTCTATAAGAGATTTCTCCCAGTGTTTCCTCAATTTTTTTGGTCAGTTCTTGACAACTATCGCCAATGATACCGATAACTTCTTCAGTTACAGTACCGTCTTGGCGAATAGTAAATTTAAGTTTTTGTTGTGCCATTTGTTACATAATAAGGTTAATCTATTTATTCTCCTCCTCCACCGCCATTCCCACCACCATTACCACCGTTACCGCCATTAGAACCACCGTTACCAGTTCCATTGCCGTTTCCTCCATTAGTGTTGCCATTACCATTGCCATTACCATTGCCATTACCATTCTTCTTACTATCATCATGGTCATGTGCCAAATATCCACTTCTACCTACATGATATCCACGAGGGATCTTCTTACATTTCTTATCTTGAAAACACCAATACTGCCCATCTGGACAAGTTTTGGGTTTAGTTTGTTCCATAAATTCTGAAAAGTTTTTCATAATCCTACGATTGTAAGTGGGTCTGATGTAACAGTAGCAATACCAGTCGCACTTAATTTAACTCTATTGCTTTCAAAATTTAATTCACTCATGTTGCCAAGACTGGTTCCATCACTAGCAATTCCTACTTGACCAGAACCATTAATTTGACTTAATAATCTAGGCATTTGCTGTCTCCAATACAGAAAGAAGAACCTTTAAAGTGGTATTAGCACCTGCCTCTGCAATAACAGAATCACTTGTTTCTAATACTAATTTTCCGTCTAAAGGAATGTAAGCATCAGCTACAGGAACACTTGCTCCTTTTATTATTTCAGTTGTAGTGCTACTTCTCTTATGTGACATTGTAAGAGTAGTTGCTGCTGAAGCATAATTGGTTACATGTGCATAAAGAATGATACCTGTATAACCAGTGGGTGCAGTATATACTGTTTGACTAGATGTAGTCAACTCTATAGTAACTGTTTTAAATCTGTTGAGTGCGAGTGCCATATTAACTTAATGCTAGGATAAAGGGAGTCATTTCCGAGAATAAACTCTTACTAAAGGATCTTCCACTAATTGTACCAGTTTCTTGGTTGATTTGTAAATCATCACCTATTCTAAAGTTACCTGCTTGGTCTGTACTGGTATAAAGAACCTTACCTCCCGTTTCAGTAACAACTTCATTTTCTTGATTAGTAACACCACCACGCCTTGGTGTAGCAGTAACAATCTGATTACCTGCCCCAACATATTCAAAAGTATGGGAACTAGCAACAATTCTACTTCCTTGTGAGAAGAATGCTGTAGAACCAACTCCGACTGCACTTAATAAATTAGTAGCAAGAGTTAGGGTAGATATACCTGAAGATACAGGTGTCGAACTATTTATTGTATAATAAAGATCTTCTGTAGTTGCGGTTGCCGTTGCTGTATTACTACCCTCTTCAGGTGCGGAAATTGTTATATTTGGGGTAGACTCATATTGAGAACCACTGCTAATAAGTGTTATAGATGCAACACTATCTCCTTCTAAAGTTGCAAATGCAGTTGCTCTTTCACCATTAGGTCCAGCAGGAGAATCTACTGTTACTATGGGAGTGAATGAATATCCTGTTCCTCCAGAACCAACAGCAATTTTTTTGACATTTTTATATAATCTATCAAAGAATACTAATTGACCATCGTAAGGACGGTCTACATCAATTGCTGCTGTACCACCAGAAATATATGTATGTGCAAGAGTAGATATACCAATGTTGACAATGAATGATGTGGTAGATGGAATTGAATCTACATCAAAAACAAATGGTTTCTTTTCTGGATAAGTTTTTGAACCGAATGGGCATGTTAAAGCAATACCAGCAAGAGTAACTCCCATTCCAACTTGGAAGTTGTGTGCAGAACTTGTTGTTACAGTTGCAAGTCCAGATACATTATCATATACAAAATTACTTATATTTAACGTGGGTGTGCTTACATTTACTTCTACATTTGCTTGAGAAACTGCTGCAGTTGTAGTGACAACACCTGTATATTGTAAATCACTAACACCTCTGGATACCAATCCAAATGTACCAAAACTACAATTACTATTGGCAATATCTGCTTGACCACCTTTATCACAGGTGACTGCTTCATTGGTGCAGATAGTGAACAACGAAACTAGTTGAGCAAAACCACTATTGGTAATAGCAACACCAACACCACCCTGATTATATTGAGTATATGAGTCTACATTTATTGATGCTAATAATCTTGCTTGATCACCGTCAACATACAGACCTGTTCCTGTAGTTGTATCACTTGTACAGTTCTGAATATATGGACCTTTCCACTTACCACCACCTACGTTTTCTGCAATCTCTGTAGTTGGGAATGCTACTGCTGCAGAGGGTGCTAGATGACCTGTGAAAGTCATGTTTGCTAATTTAGATGCTTTCCTTACATGGAATATATCACTTGTAGTATTGCTTGGTGTGACGGTTACAGATCTCTGATCATCACCTACAATAGAAACAAAAGCAGGAACTTCAATTGGGTTTGCTTCCTCATATCTACCAGATAAAATCTTAACAGTTGTTCCTGAATGAGCAGCACCAACAGCAGCTTTAATAGTTAAGAATGCATTATCAATCGATGTTCCATTATTTGTATCTACACCGTCTTTTGCAACATATAGAACATTAGGTGCAGAGTTAATACCAGATGCAGTAGCACTAATTGTTACACCAGTACCAATAGTAACTGCAGAATTAGTAATAGTAACACCATCTTCACCATCAATTGTGCTACCAATAGAAATTGCATCTTCTTCACCATCAATAATAATGGATGAAGTACCAATAGTTAATATACCAACAATCCTAGCATTACCAGTAACTACTAACTCTTCAGGAAATGTTGATCCAGAACCGACATGAAGTTTGTTAGCAGTCGCAATACCAGATATATTCCAGTTACGTGCATTTACTTCATCGTATACAAGATCTCCCTGAACATCTAGATTACCTGTGACTTGAGCATCACCCTGAACATATAGTGCTTTATCTGCCTTTGCTGCTGTAGTATTAATACCAACATTTCTTATGGTATGAATACCTGTATTACTAGATGCCCAAGTTCCTGCACCACCAACATTACCTAGTTTAGCAATCCATTTAGAATCAGTCTCACTATATTGAATAATGTAATTATCTGCTACACCACCAGTTACATCAACATCTTCTAAATCATCAAGACGAACAGCACCACCGCCACCAAAGGTTGATAGTTGTTGCTGAACTCTATTGACAAATAATCTGTAATGCTCTGACAGTTGATCAAGAGTTACATATCTCTTATCTAATGGTGTTAATGGATCAGAGTTATCAACATCAGGAGGAATATTTAAAAGACCCTCTGATAGAATTTCTTTCTGATCAAACTTCTCTAATACTTCTTCTAATTGTCTAACTTTACCAGTAAGTTCTTTACTCTTTGCTGCTATTTCATCTACATTTAATTTCTCTACAACATCCTCAAACTCTTTACGAATACTCTTAATATGCTTTTCATTTACATTAAAATTAATCTGTAAATCTTTTAACTTATCAGATAAGGTCTCTTCAAATTGCTCTACATTAGTTTTTAAATCATCATGATACTTTGTAGTGCTAGTATCTAAATTCTCTTGCAGTTCACATATGTTGTCTGATAGATTTGATTCTAATTCAGTTATCTTTGATGCAAAAGAAGTTAAGGTATTTGCATACTCTTCTAACTTTTTATCACTAGAAATCTCTCTATTCTTAAAGTCTCTCTTTACAGTATCAGAAAGGAATTTAGATTCTTTAACAAGATTCTCAATTTTGATTATCTTTTCAGATAATACTTTATCAACTTCAGACTCTTTACCTTCTACTCTTTCATGAACAGCAGTAACACCAGTATCAAGAACTATAAGTCTCTCATCAAGAGTTACTATATCTTGTGCTAGATCTTTGAATAGTTTGTTTATACCTTTTTCAGTCTTTATCTTTGATTCTGCAAAAGACTTTCTATGCTGTGTTATATCCTTTTCAATTCCCTTTATACCTTTCTTATAATTCTCTTCAACCTTCTTTAACTTCTCATCTACTAACTCTTCATTCTCTGTTAGTCTATCTTCAGTCTTTAATTCAGTTTCTGCAAAGAACTTTTTGTATTCTGGTAATTCCTCTTCTACTAATGCTTTGACTTTATCACCAATGCCCTTTACATCCTCTCTAATTCCAGAAAGGTTCTCTTCATTAATACCTTTAAGGTTATCAGCAATATTAGAAACTTCTTCTTTAATATCAGTTCCTAATGTCTCAAAGACATCAGTTACTTCTTCTTTAAACTCACCAAATCTACCATCTACTCTTGTTTCAGATTCTACAATTAACTTCTTATATGCAGGTACTTCTTCACCTAAAAACTCATTTACCTTTTCAGATAATGTATTGAATTCTTCTTTTACTTCATATAAAGTGTTTGTATTAACAGTCTTTACTTTATCCTGAACATTTCTTATTGACTCCTCTACAAATAGAAGATGAGCCATCATAGAATCATCAAGATCTTTCTTACTAATAAGGTCTTGAATATTTTCTCTTATCTCTTCTACAGTAGTTGATAAACTTTCTACTTTTTCTACATTAGATTTAAAAGTATCAAAAGTTTCTGTAAAATCAGATAATGATTGTAAACTATTTAAATTAGTTTTAAACGAATCGAAAGCTTCAGAAATTCGCTCTACCTTTTCAGGTTTAGCGTTTTTCAACTCTTCCTTTATATCATCAAATGACGAATTAGGATTCTTGTCGTAAAATTCTGATGGCTTCTTAAGTGGCACGTATTTCTACTCCATCTACAAGTATATTTATTCAGTCTTTTTTAGGAGTTTCTCC